GATGCCTTTTGTATTTCCAGCCAATACTTGAGCAATTGGACCAGTATCCAAATCAGGATTTTTTAATTTTTGTAATATGGTTTTAGCTAATCTTTCTTGTGTTGGCAAATGGGTTGCAGGGGAATCAACATCATTAATTGAATGTATTGCACCTAAATAAGAATTGATTGCTCCTTTTGCTTGACCTTGAAATGTCTCTCTTGTGCCACCAGGAGGCACTGATTGGAAGCCTGGTTGTGCATTTGTACTTGGAACAGGTCTACTTCCAATTACAGTTCCATTTGTATCTCTAGTAACAATTACTTTATTACCAGTTGCATCTTCTTCTAATGTTTCTCTTTGTCCAGCACTTAATGGAGATGGACTTACAGGTAATCCACCAGCAACAGGAATGCCAGGTCTTGTTTCAGCAATATTAGGATTGCCAGTAGCCACTGGTTGAACAGTTCCACCAAGATTTTGAAAGCCAACAGCAGGAAATTTAGCTGCAAATTGTTCAGATGGTGATGCAGAACTTTTTGCAACTCTGTTCCTTAATTCCTCATATCTGTTATAGTCTTTTGTAGCTACTGCATCTTCTAATTGACCAAGCAAATTAGATGGATGCTTTGGTAAACCTACAGCTTCAGCACTTTTTCTAATAATATCTAAAGACCTAGTTAATGCTTTTTGATTTACTTCACCAGTTTTGTCTACATAATCATCAATTGGAGGCAAAGCATTAATCATTTTTCTAGAATAATCTTCACCAGAAACAAGATAATTTTGTTTTGCTTGTTGTGCTCCAGTTTGAGCAGTTTCTAATCTTGCTTCAGCTTCTTTAACAGCTAATGGATTTATTTGCTGTGCTTGCTCAATAGCCATTTGAGCTTGTTTGAGCTGTAATGGATTTAATTGTTGATTTTGTTGATAGTATTGGATGCCATTGGCAGCATTAACCATCTGTGCAATTGAATTACCCTGCACAGGAGTTGTTTGAACAGGAGTTGGTGTTGCTATTGGAAAAGATTGAATACCCATATTTATCCTTAATAAGTTGGGTTATATGGTGATGGTGCTGTTACTTGATAACTTGGGGCTTGATAAGGAGTTTGGAATCCTGCCATATTTGCAGGAGTTACAGAACTAGCTCCAGCTTGGTTAGCTGGATTTAACAATGATGCCAAAGTCAAATTAGAACCTACACTACCAAGACCTCCAGCCAAAGCACTAGCACTGCCCACTGTTCCTGCTGCCTGTGCATTAGCTGCACCCACACCTAAGTTAGATATGTTTGTAGCATTTCCAGTAGAAAGATTAGAAAGGTTAGCCAGGCTTTGTTGACCTATGCCTGCAATGCCTGCTAGTTTGTTATAAATATTAGTTTGCTGTGCTTGATAGTTACTAAAAGCCTGTTGATAAGCATTAGATGCATAATCTTCTGCAAACTTAGTTCCTGCTGTATTTATGTTTGAACCACCACCACCAGCATTTAGAGCTTGATTTTGAGCACCCAATCCTTGATTAAGCATGAACTGGTAATTAGGAGCAAGATTGCTTTGGAGTTGCTGAGTTCCAAAAGGTTGTGTCAAACTTGGCAATTGAGACTGAAGCTGAGAAAGTCCTTGTGCACCAGTTTGTAAATAAGGTTGAAATTGAGGAGCTAAATTCTGGTAGTTTTGTTGCAACTGTTGTTGCCCTGCCAGTGCCGCATTAGCCTGGGTATTAGCCGCGCTAGTGGCCGCACTGGACTGCATCCCAGCCCCAATAAGTCCAAGACCCCCTGCAATTGCTATACCAGCACCAATTCCTATAGGCATTTTTAACTCCTTTGAATTAAGACTTCATCCACTTTGGATGGGTCTTTTTCATCTGTTGCATGAATACAAAACCATACACAATCCTCCAAGGACTGAATAGAATGGTTTATCCCTGATTTTATTTCAAAACAGTAAGGAGCACTATATATTTCTTCTGTGCTATCAGTCCTTACTATTACCTTTCCTTGAGCCAAAAGGCTTAAATGGCTATATTTGTGAGCATGTTGAACAATAAAATGGTCTTTGGGCAAAACAAACTGTTTGGCATATAAACCATCAGAAAAATGGTGAACAATCTGAGGGTCAAAAGTCATTAACCCTTCATGCTCTTTAATAATATCAGCTAAACTCAAAATGTACCCCCTGAAATACCACCTAAAGCAGTTAGTGTGCCAGAAATAAATTCATTTCCAGTAACAGTTTGATTGCCATTAATGGTTTGAGTGCCTGTGGTCATGGATATGAAGTTAGGACTTTGTAGCCATAAAAGCCAAGGCAAAGCTGGGAATCCAGATGTGGGGTCAACAAAGGGCACTCTCGGCCAGTTGATGTTTCCAGTTGAATTCCCATTACTCAATTTTCACCCCCCTCAGCTTTAAGATTTGCAGAAACAATCACAGCCTTCACTGGGTCAGTAATGCTAACCTCAAAAATTCTATCCCTAGCTTGACCTAATCTTCTCCAAATAGCCCTGTTTTTGTACTTTCCAACAGCTCCAATAGTACACCAATGCTCATTAGAATAGGTAGAGCCACCATCATTTGACCATCTAAGCATAGCCTGTGGATTCTGCCCTTGACCAGTTTCTAAGCCTACACCAGGCTGAAATTGAATCTGCAATTCTGCAAAATATTGCCTCTGCAAATCAGTAACCAAATGTGGACATCTTCTAAGTCTTCTAATGGTATTCCCTGCCTCTGTATATACAGAATTGTCTAATTGGTAGATTTGACCATTTTGATAATCTCCAACCAAATAAACATTATTAAATAAAGCACCACAGTTTGATCTATGTCTATTAAATTGCATACCATCCCAAGATAGCCATTTATGCCACATTTCAGATGCCAAATCAAATGCCCAGGTAATATTGATTGTTGGAAATGTGACTACATAAAATTCATGACCATCTAACTGATAAGTGTAGGCAATAGCATCAGCTATGTATTGGTTCATTAGAGTCTGCTCTACAGCATGAGTAGAAATTCTCTTAAATGAATAGCCTTGCATGACTCCAATAATGTTTTGACCTCTGTAGTCTTGGCTAACAAAGGCAAATTGCTCACCAAATCTGGCTACAGAAAAGGGAGCCGCCACCCCATGCTGGAGTGAAGTCCCAGGCACTCTCTGGAATGGAAAGCTAATAATCCCAGTAATAATATTCCCCACATCAGTCCACATTTCAGATGTAAATTCACCAAGCAAGAAAACTTGCCTATGATCCACAATCAAAGAAACTAATGGGTCAGGAGAACCATCTTTTGTGCCATAGTAGGCATTGGTGCTGAGGCATGAATAGAGATCTGTGGCGGCCCAGTTCTGAGTGCCAGGCTGGTTATAGATGATGTAGTTATCCACAACATCACAGACATTTGCACCTGTCCAAGGTCCATCTGAGCTAGGCAACTGTTGAAAAGTGCTTGATGGAACATTAAAAACATATCTATTTGAACCATCAACCATGTAAGCAGTTAAACCCACAAAACTGGTATATCCAGTAGCCAAAATAGTGGAACTAGGCACAGTCTGGCTAGTTGAAACAGTCCAACTTAATAAAGAACCACCAGTAATTGTAGTGCCTGCAATAATCCCACTTCCAGTTATTACTTGGATTGTTTGACCTACTTTTAATGTTCCAGTATTTATAGAAGTTACTGTTAAAGTTGTTCCAGAAATAGAACCTACAAAGTCACATTCTGAGGTTGTGGTTGATTGCAGAATATTGTCTGTGATGGACACTGGGCCGGTGCTGGTAGTGAGTGTCCCCACCTTTGTAGCCACATAGCTTTTATTTATTGAATAAACACTTGAGCCTACAACTGCAATTAATACATTACCACCAGAAAGAGTCCTCATGCCTCTAACTGGAGCATTATCAAGTTGCAATATGCTTGTAAGTCCTGGAGTTGGATACAAAGCTACTACACCTCTACTGCCAGGAGGTTTTAAAGGGTCAATCTCTGGATAGAAATTGATGCACTCTTGAGCCTCCTGGTAGATGGAGGCCGCTTCATAGGAGGGGCCGACAAAGCCAAAATCAGCCATTATCTAAAGAACCCCCCAGAAAGTATCCAGCCTGCATCCTTTTGTCTTCCAACCAAAAGTGAGTCTGCATAAGTAGAAACAATTGCTGGGTTCATGTTTGTCCTCTTGATTGTGGACTTGCTCTGGGCAGCGTACTTCATAATCATTGCAATCTGAGTCTGACTTGCCTTTCCATACATAGGCATTAATCTTTCAGCCAAACACCATCTCAAAGCCATGTTGTAGCCTTGAGGCAAGTTGATATTATCAAACTGGGTTGTAAATCTTTGAAATAGCTGATCTACAAAGATGTGCATTTCCCCTTGGCTGGGGTTCGGCCACACATAGATATTTCCCAAAGTCTCTGTGGGTTCATAGTAAATTGCCTTCGGCCACGGTCCATTCAGAGTCTTCAACCCAATCATCTCATACTGCTCAATATTCAGCACAGAAACTGGGTAATCTAATCCCCCATTTGTAATTGGCTGACCATTGGAATATGTATTAATCCTAACAAAACAAGAATTAAGCCTTAAAGGTCTTTGATAATATGAATTTATTGTTTCACTTGTTACAGCAGTTGTATAAGTCTTATTCAATAAATAAGTACCAGCCTCATTCACATTGTTTCCTGCTCCTGTGAGCATTTGAACAATTGTTGTGCCTGATGTAATATTAGTTCCACTAAGAGTTTGACCAAGAGAAATGCCCCCAGACTGGATAGAAGTAATAGTGAGAACATTACCAGTAATGCTTCCAGTAAAGATAGCACCAATCTGACCCCCTGGACCGATGGTGTACTGAGTCTGTCCAGAAACAACAGGAAATATGATTTCATTTTTATAGAACACCATCATGTCTTCATTAGACCATTGGTCAAGCATATCCTGTAGCATGTCAAAAGCATCCTGAGATGCCTCTGGGGTTGCTACTTCACCAGCCTCCAATGCTCCAATGTCTTTTAATGCTCTACTGATAATGTCATTTGGAGTAGTCATTTTGTTCCTTATGCAAAAGCAAACCCAGCCGCTGTCACTGTAATCACTGCCTGCCATCCATTACTTCTATAAAGTTGGAGCTGTCCTCCACCAGTCATCTGAAAAGCAGTACTATCTACAGCACCTGATGGGCTAGTGTATAGTGATTGATAAGTTGCTGGATTTCCATTCAAAGCAGAATTCACCATAATCATGTGAACACTCTTGTTTGCTTGGTTAGTCTGATCTACTGAAATTAATAATTGAGCAATTCCAGCATCTGTTCCTAAAGCACTAAAATATGTTGTTGTATCAAATATGGTTGTATATGTTCCACCATTACCAGTAACATAAACACTAGCAACTTGTGATCTAGTATTTGTTCCACTAGATGTATTCCCTAGCAATAATTCACTTTGAGTAAGTTCAGCAACAGAACCTATACTAATAGTTGAACCAGTATTAAGTGAAATACTGTTAACACTATTTGAAACTGTTAAAGGTACTAAATAAGAATATCCTGATGGAGTTGTAACAGAAATTGGATTTCCTGTGTTTTGATTTGTATTTCCATCAATTACAGTAGAACCAGGTAAACCAGTTAATGCACCCTCACTTGATCCTGATTGACCAGCATAACAAAGATTACCTTTAATGTAATTTGTTCTAAAAGCATTTATTTGAAAACTATTGTAATAATAATTAGAAACAATGTAATTGTTTTCTAAAATTACTTCTTGAACAGCTTGACTGCTGGTTAAAGTATAAGTACCAGCAGTAATGAAGTCAGAACCAATTACATTACCACCCATCATCACACCACAGGTAGATGTAGATGTAGAATAATTTGCCCCGTTATTAAAAATGTAATTACCTCTAATGCTTACATTAGACGATGGAATACTTGAGCCATTCGCACCTGAAAGAATACAAAGACCATAATAGCCTTCATTGTTTTCAAAACTGTTAGATACTATTTCACCACCAATAGGATTGCAAATAACAGCACCAGCTACTTTATTATGGTCACAAGTATTGTTAGCAAAGAAAAGATGAGTACCGTCACCAATATCGTTTATTTGTGCACCAATTTGACAATATCCAAAATGGTTACATATAAATGATGAGCCATAAGCTACACCACCAATTCCAATCCTAAAACCATATCTTCTTTTGTTTTGACCATAAAAAAATACTTGTTCAACAAGATATTCAAATGCACTTGCTATTTGAACTAATGGAGTTGCAACCCAAGCAGACTGGTCATTGCCATCTTGAATGGTTAATTGCATTAGTGTGCCATTACCAGTAGTTCCAGTCACACTTAATCCAGAACTATTAAAACAAGTTAATATTGTGTTATTAACACCTTTACCTACAATATTAAGTGCACCACTTGTTGTAACACTGCTTCTAATAGCCATGTTACCAGCCCAAGTAAGGGCTATTCCAGTGGAGGCAGAATAATTAAGGGCAAGCTGTAACGCGGCTGAGTCATCAGTTGTCCCATCACAAACAGCACCAAAATCTTCAACACTCACAGTTTCTTGCAATTTTGCTTGAACACTTCTAGAAAATTCAGCAGTTCCAGTTCCACTTCCAACACCAGTTGCAGTGAAATAAGTTCCAACTGTATTGCTTGATGCCCCAATAGTTGTGAAATTAGTTGTGCCTAATGTAGTAATTTGGTATGTCTTACCAACAATAAAATTACCAGCAGTTGTTATAGAACCTTGCTCATAAGCAATACTACTTGCATCATTAATGATTGAAACATTGGATGATTGACCAGGAATATTGTCATAACTTCCTATTTGTACAGCTCCAGATGTTTGCAATACAAATTTGTATGTATAGCCATTGAGCAACCAAATTTCTTGTGGTGTTCTACCAGAGGCATCTAAAACTATTGGATTTGAATTAGCTATATTGCCTACTGGAGTTGTATATGTTGCTTGTGAAGTAGTAGTCCCTGCAGCGTAGGTGTAAAGTAATCCACCAGCCAAGGGAACACCATTGTTATCAAAAAATTGTGCCCCTGCTCCTGCAAAAGCTGATAAATTAACTACTGGATTTGTCATTTTTTATGATCCTGCTGGTGTTGGTGTGTTGCCCTCAGATACCCATTTTTGATAAGCCTGATAATCAATATTATTTTCATCTATTGGAATATAAGAATTATCTGTTGTTCTCAAAATTAAATTTGATGGAACTGAAGTATTATTTGACAATGTTTTATTTGGTAGGAGTTGATACATTTATAGCTCCGCAGTTGCTAGATAAGCAATTGAAATTGCATTGTAAGGAAATCCAGTCAAACTTATTCCCTGACCATGATTGAATCCTTGAGTTGAAACAAATTCAATTGTTCCATTACCAGATGAGGCATTATCATAATTTGTAACAGTAACAGTAACAGTTGGTGATGCTCTTTTTATTGCTTGGAAACCAATTGTTCTACTTACATAATTTACAAATGAAGCATTAACTAAAACAGAATAATTTGTTGGAGTTGTTGCTGTTTCACAATATCTATAACACAAATATGATTCTCTACCATAATCTCTTACATCAAAAGTAGTTTGAATATTTCCAGTTTCAAATTGAACACCAGTAATATAAAAAGTTGCTCCATTTGTACCTACAACAGAAACTGTGCTAGATGGCTGATTATAGTTACCTGATGCCCATGATCCAGCAGTTCCACTAAATGTTGATCCTGAACCTAATCCAAATATAACCTGAATACCAATACCACTTGTAGTAAGCCAAGTTCCACTTGTATCACCAGGAATTGATATTGTTATGTTAGTCCAAGTGTTAGCTGAACTTACAGTATAAGAAAATGGATAACTTCTATTTGATGCACTATTTTGTAATGCTCCTCCAAATGTTCCAGTCAAAGAACTGTAAACCATAAAGGATAAATTTACATTAGATGCACCTGAACTACCAAATGCTAAATCAGCAACATTTAATCCTTCTATTTTTTGAACTAAATAAAAAGTATCTCCTGAACCAACAGAATATGCTGATGTAGAAGTTAATCCTAAATAATTTATAAATCCTGTAGGAGGTGTAACTGAACCAGCATTTTGTTGTGCTGTTAATTTACCTGTTTGTGTATTAGCCACATACCATCTATCAACTGTGTAACTAAAGTTTGGAGTAACACTAGCACCATTATTTCTTTGGTCAATTTCCATTGCACCATTAATAATTCTATTTTTAAATCCAAAAGTACTTATAGAGGTGAATTTGCCAGAATTTAATAATCCTGTACTTGGCACAAAACTAAGTTTAGTGCTTGAAGTTGTTTGAGGTAAATTACCTGTTGTTGCAGAAACAATTGTTGGATACCAAGTAGAACTTGAACTTGTGTTATCTGTAATTGCTGTATTTGTTGCATTTGTTGCAGTTCCAACAGACAAAGTAGATTGTGCTACCCAAGTAGGAGCAGAGCCATTTGACTGCAAAACATAGCCACTTGTGCCAATACCTAATTTTGAAAGTGCAGAGCCAGAGGCATAATAAGGCAAGTCCCCTGCTGTGTAGCTAGTTAAGCCTGTTCCCCCAGCAGTTGTGGGAGTTGTCTTCCATCCAATAACCTGAACTGCATTAGCATTATCTTTATAAAATAGCTTTCCATCAGTATAGTTGATGGCTAATTCACCAGCACCCAAGTTACCAGCACTAGGTGAGTTGCCAGTAGTGCCACTACTGTAAAGATAAATTGGTGTGTAATTAGTCTGAGCCATTTTTAAATATTAGGTGTAAAAACTTGAGGCATCCAAGGAGGAATTACAGCTTGCTTTTCCAATGATTTTAACTGTTCTTGCAGTCTAGAGGTAATAATATTTATCCCATCCTTCATGGTTTCAGCCTCAATCCAACTAGCCACCATTTGTTCTGTGACTTGCTCAAAAGGCACTTTAATCTCAGGACTTTCAAACCACCAATTACCCTCAGTTTCTACCTTTTTATTATCTTCAGTAGCAGTTACAAAGTATTTGGCATGGGTAATTAGCCCATTTTCAGCAGAAATTTCTAGTATTTTCCATGTGATTTCCATTAGAAAGCACCTCCATTAAGTCCATTTGTGATACATCCAGTGCTAGGGTAATAGGTCAATTTGGTTGAACTGGTGTATTCAGTTGTCAAATTTCCACTGGTTTGGTTAGCAAAAAGCAAGTATCTTGTTCCTGCTGTGGTTGTGTCATCAGTCACAGTGGCATAAGCAGTTGGAGTTGTCCAGCTAGGTGCAGATGCTCCATTACTGGTTAAAACTTGCCCAGTTGTGCCATTTGCCAAGAAAGCAGTTGCTCCTGCCCCACTTTGGTAAACAATATTGCTTGCTACTCCTCCAGCCAAATTAGTAGCAGTTCCTACTGCCAGACTAGACTGAGCTGTGTATTGAGGAGCAGATGCCCCAGCAGTTAAAACATATCCTGAAGTTCCAAGGCTTAAAAAGCTAGTAGCTCCTGAGCCAGTTTGGTAAGGAATTGCTCCTGCTGTTCCACTAGCAATATTTGTTGCAGTTCCAACTGTTAGGCTAGAAGTTGCAACCCAAATTGGAGCAGAAACTGCCCCCAAAGTCATCAATAATGAGCCAGAAGTGCCAGGACTTAAATAGGCTGTAGTGGCTGACCCAGACTGGTAAGGTAGGGAATATTGAGTTGTTCCAGCTAAGTTACTAGCTGTTGTGGCTGTATTGGCATTGCCTGTGGTGTTTTGGTTAAAAGTCGGCCAAATGAATGTCCCTGTTGAGAAATTCCCAGACTGAGGAGTTCCCAATATTGGAGTAACAAAAGTAGGTGATGTAGCCAATGCTACAACTGTCCCAGAGCCTGTTGTTGAGTAACTTGTACCCCAAGCACTTCCTGTTGAATTAGATATGCCTGCACCTGGATAAACCATTGTGCTAGAGGCATTTATTGTTATTGCACTTGATCCATTATATGTAGTGCCAGAACTAAAAGTAATGTTAGTTCCAGCAGTCAGATTAGCTAAATTAGAGCCAAGTGAAATGCCTGAAATTGTGGAGTTTGTGAGTCCAGAATTAGGGATGGTTGCATTAATTTGGCTAGGTGCAATACTAATTGTGGTATTGGTTACAGATGAAACCTGACCAGATGCATTTGTAACAAATACTGGAACAGTTGAGGCAGAGCCATAAGTGCCTGCTGTGCCAACTGGAGTTATGCTAAAAGTGTATGAGCTAAGGGTTAAGCCTGTGCCTGCAAAATAACTTGCTGCACTTGCTAATTGACTCCAAGTCACAGGAGTTACTCCTAATGTTCCACCACTAGCAATGGTACAAACCCATCCAGAATTCTGCTGTGTTGAACCATTTTGAATAAATGTAAAGGCTGAAATTAAACTATTCCAAGTATTACAGTCACTTGATCTAGCCCAAGCACCTGAAGATGCTACATAAATGCCATTTTGTGATGATGTGCTCTGATTTTTGACCAAAACCCTATCATTAGCCAAAGTGGTATAGCCATCTATGGTTTGCAATCCAGATAATGTAATATTTACTGTAGTTGCAACTGCACATTCAGCCTTAATTGCATAGCCTTGGACAAACATATCCACATAGTTTTTATTAACCATGTCTGTGGGATTGCTTGGAGTTGTGCTAATTGAGCCTGTTGTGGTGCTGATATTGGTAAAAGCACCTGAAGATGGTGTAACTAGTCCAATGGAGGAGCTATTTATTGTGCTATTTGTGATTGTTAGACCACTCTGAACTGGGTTCAAAGTGGCATAAAAAGGCTGTCCTTGCCCTATAAAAGTGTTAAAACTACCATCTAAATTAAAATATGCCTGAACTGGCAGGATATTTTGGTCAGATGTTAGGGCAGGAGCACTCATAATCAATATGCAGTGCAAGTCATAACAATGACATCACCAGCAGACATATTTGTTGCAAGTCCAGTGGTAATTCCATAACCAGTCATTGTGACTGATGTGGTGCTACTAGCTGTTTGTTGCAAAAATATACCTGAACCATTGGTAACATCATTAGCAATACACATCCAACCATTTGGAGCTGGAGGTAGTGTAAGTGTCCCAGATGCCGCTCCCCCAGACCCCACAGTCACAGCAAAACAATTTGGACTAACACCCTTAATTGTGGGTGAAGTACCAAATCCACTTGCTATAACTGGCTGAGTAGAGAAAGTAGTAACAGGAACAGTGTTAGTTGTGTTTGTAAAAGCTACTTGGTTTGTCATGATTGATCTGCCACAGGCATTACATATAAAGTATTTGCTGTTCCAACTGCACTCAGATTAAATCCATTAGCAGGCACTGCAATAACAGTAGGCTGAGACATGGAAATACCAAGCACAAATGATGTGCTAGTGTTTCCTACTGTAGGCAATACTGCTGGAGTTGGAGTGATGCTAGTAGGATTTAAAGGAGCAATTGAAATAGCAATAGGTGTAGAGCCAGTATTCAAAAATGCACAGTAGTTAATCTGGTCATTGCCAACTGGGACAATGCTCAAAGAACTACTTGCAGTTGTTGTTACTGCCACAGCATAGGTTTGCCCTATGGGTCTGTATACACTGGTATTTGCCATGATTAGACTGCATTAACAGGAATTGGACCATCACTTCTGAGCACTTCAACTAGATATGAACCTGATGCTGGAGTTGCTGACGACCCAGATGTGTTCACAAATTGAATTGTCAAAGTGTTTGTAGCAGAAACATAGTCATTTGCAATTGCAATGCCTGCTGTTTGAGCACCACCATTGTATGAAACATTGGTAACATCAGTTGTCAAAAGACCAGGTACTGTGAAACTTTGTGATGCTGATGTACCAGTTACTGCTGATGGGGTGAGTGAGGGATTTGCTAAGAAATATGCATTTACATTTCCACGCAATATTGTGGTTGAGGGCATGATTTTTCCTTTAAGATTATTAAATTGTACTGTTTAAAACAGAAAAAGCTACCCCTTTTGGGAGTAGCCCTTTCCATTTATTTAGCTTTTTTTAGCTAAAGTCATAACCATAAACATATACATCACCTGTACCAGTAGCACCAGAGGCAACTGTTACATCAACATATAAAGTTTGGTTGTTATAAGCCAAGCTAGTTGAACTAGAGTCCAAATAAGCTGTGCCTAAAACTGCTGTTGACAATGCAGAAATTTGTGCAGTTGTCAAAGCACCAAACAAGCTAGAGGGTGATCCAGCATTTGTGGTTGTAATGCCCAAGGCTGTTGTTGTTGACAAAGATACAACTGAACCAGCGTTATTCACGTTAGTAACAATCATTTCTTTGGGCAAATAAGCTGTGGAGTTGTTAACTTGCACAGGTGTAAAAGCTACAGCATTAAGGTTCACTCCTTTAGCCACAGCAATCAGGCGCAATGCCTGATTAGTTGTGACATTACTTGGGTGTGCTGAGACTGTGGTTGCTGGTCCGGGATTACTCATTTTTTAGTTTCCTTTGAATTAATGGGTTAAGCCGCGATTCTGCAAGCAAGTTCTTGGTACAGAGGTGCCCAGCCATACAACACATCCAGCCTTGTTGGGATGGAATCATTGTTGATGGTGTACTGTCGGACAACACGCATGCTCAAACCAACTTCCTTATCAGATGCTCTGCCTGCAAAATGGACTCCCTCTGGCAACTCCAAATCCGCTACCGCCAAGGTAAATGCATTTCTATGGAAAAGCATGTTCTGTGGAGACAAAACACCAGTGTTATTGAAAGGAGTAACAGTAGCTGTAGTAGAAGTAGAACCAATGATGATTGAGTTCTGGAACTGACCACCAATGATAACTGCTGGAGCAACTGTGATGTTTGTAGCTGAAGTTCCAACTGTTGTTGTGGACTGAACTACAAAGTTACGCAACTTGCCAGAGCCATAAGCCTGTCTGTTTTGTGGGTTAGTTGCATAGACACCAGCAATTTGGATTACATCACCAGCATTTAATGTGCTTGAAGATGATGCTTTGATCTGAATTGTGGAGTATTGTGACCAACCAGTTGAGAGGTAACCAACTTGAGCTGTAGTGTCAGCAGACAATGTGTTACCACTGTAGCTACCAAAGGTTTGGCTTACGACGTTTTGATCCAATTTCCAGTTTGTACCAGCTGAGTCACGACCCATCAAACCTTTTCTGTATTGTTCCGCAATCGCTTCCTGCGGCATGAACAAACCTTTCAGTGAATCAACAATAGTTGCTGATGTAAAGGGTTCAACAATACATGCTCTGCGACCATCCCTAGGAGCACCCTCAGCATCCAAGTAAGCACCAGCAGTTAAGTAGGTGATTAAGCCTGTTGGAGGAGTACCAGCAGTTCCAACAATGTTAGCTGTTTGGAGAGCCGCCATTGTTAAACCATCCCTGTCTATCTTATTTGCTACGGCAGCTACCGCAGGTTTCAAAACGCGGTCACTGAACATATCAAGAGATAGTGCAAGATCAGCCGTGGTGAATTGTGTATCCACATGGAACTGCGTTGAGAGAGTCACTGGAACTGAAGTTTCATTGAAATCTTCCACATTCAAAGCCGGCCCGGTTGTCCCGATGAACCTACCCGGTCTGCGGACATTCACAGTATTCCCGATCTTGCCACCAACTACGGCAAACTGATCGTCATAGTTGCGGTCTACTTCGCTCGAAAATGTGAGTTCGTTCTCCAAAACCATTAAGGCTTCATTGGTAATTTTTGAAATCGTCAAAAGATTATTAGACACTTTAGTATTCCTTTTTAAGTGTTAATTTAATAAATTTACCTAATCTTTCCTGCTTTTCTGAGTTCTTTCCATTGCTGAGGAGTACCATTAAAATTCCCATTTGAATCTATTGGCACTTCAACATTAGAACCCCCTCTAATAGGATTAATAGGTGCTGGTGCATTGCTCTTTCTCACAGCAGGCTTTTGTGCTTCAACAGGCTTGTCAAATCTAGCCTCCAACTTCCCAATCTCTCTCAAGGCACTAATCAAAGACATGCCACTAATTTTTTCAGCTACCTCTGGGTTTTCTGCAAGATGATAAAGAATCTTTGGTCCTACATCACTTTCCAGAATTGCATCCCTAACTTGGTCTGATACAACTACATCTGAAGATGCAACCATATCATCATAGTCTGGTAACTCTTGCTTTGCTTGCTCTAGCTTAGATTGCCAAGATGTCATCATCTTTTCTCTCTCAGCCTGAACTTGCTTTTGCTTTTCAGCTACATCTCTATCTTTTAATGCCTTTTCAGTAGAGTACTTTGCTAATGCCTTTGCATATTCAAATGCATCAGTAAAGTCACTAGGCTGTGGTTCTTTATCAGGATTTTCTGCCACTTGTGGCTTGGATGCCTGCTCAAGTTCCTTTAGCCTGTTTTCTAAAGCCTCTCTTTGTTCCCTTTCCTTTT